GGTGATCGCGGCCCCGATCTAGCGCCAGTTGTGGCGGTGCTGCGAGGGTAAGTAAGCCGTGCGAATCATCGGCCAGGAGCAGATCGCCGACGTGCTGGGCGTTGCGCCCAAGACCATCGTCGAGTGGCAAGAGCAGGGCATGCCGATCGCGCAGCGCGGCGGCCCCGGCGTGCCCAGCGAGTACATCAGCCAGGACTGCATCCGCTGGTGGCACGAGCGCGAGATGCGCCGCGCCCAGGTCGAAGGCCCGCGCGACCGCCTGGCGCGCCTGCAGGCCGATGCCGTCGAGATGGACAACGCCGTCAAGCGTGGCACGCTGATCCCGGCCGAGCAGCTCGAGCCCCGCCTGCGCGCCGTGTTCGTGGCCTTCCGCGAGCACCTGCTCGACCTGCGCCGCGTGCTCGCCCCCCAGCTGGTGGGCCGCACCGCGCCCGACGTCGAGCAGCTCCTCGAGGCCGCCCACGCCGAAGCCCTGGCCCGCCTGGCCCGATGGAACCAGGCCGAGCGCGACGACGACGAGGGCGACGACGCATGAACGCCCCCGCGCCGCTGGCCGCCCTGACGCCCGACGCCCAATGGGCCGAGCGGGCGCTCGACGCCATGCTGGCGCGCTGCCTGGCCGAGCTGCAGCCGCCCGAGCCCCTGACCATCGTCGAGTGGGCCGAGCGCTACCGCAAGCTCAGCAGCGAAGAGAACCCCGACTTCGCCGGAGACTACCGGCTCGACAACACCCCGGCCCTGCGCGGCATCCTGGCCGCGGCCAGCCGCGACGACGTGCACCGCATCGTGGTGCAGAAGTCTGCACAGCTCGGCTACACCGCCGGCGTGGTGTGCAACGTGCTCGGCTACTACGCCCACTGGAAGCCCTGCGTCCAGGTGGTCATGTTCCCGCGCGAGAAGTCGGCCAAGGACTTCGACGCCGAGAAGTTCAGCCCCATGGTGCGTGCCACGCCCGTGCTGGCCCAGCGCATCCGGCTCAAGAGCCGCAGCGACGGCAACAGCGCCACCCGCAAGAAGTACCCCGGCGGCCTCATCAAGTTCGTGGCCTCCAACAGCCCCGCCGACGTCAAGAGCACCACCGCCAAGGTGCGCATCGTCGAAGAGCCCGACGACACCAACAAGGACGTGCGCGGCCAGGGCAACTCCATCGCCCTGCTGCGGGAACGCGGCAAGGCCGTGCGCGGCGGCCTCGAGCTGATCGGCGGCAGCCCCACCGCCAAGGGCGCCTCTGAGATCGAAAAGGAGATGCGCACCACCGACCAGGCCCGCTTCATGGTGGCCTGCCACCACTGCGGCGAGCGGCACGAGGTCGAGTGGGAACACGTCACCATCCCCGGCTACGCCCTCAGCCCCGAACAGCTGGCCGATCCCGAGCTTGACCGCAAGTGGCCCGTGCGCGACGTGTACGGCCGCGCCCGGTGGGAAGACGCCTTCTACACCTGCCCGCACTGCGGCGGCCTGTGGAGCGACGGCGAGCGCATCGCCAACATCCGCCGCGCCGCTGCCCAGCCCCCTCACTACGGCTGGGTGCCCACCGCCGACAGCGCCGACCCCGGCTTCTACTGCAACGAGCTGCAGAGCGTCTTCGACGGCAGCCGCGTCCCCGTGCTGGCCGAGAAGTGGCTGCGCGCCAAGCACCTGGAAGAGCAGGGCGACCCCACCGAGATGGTCACCTTCACCAACGCCACCCGCGGCCGCGTGTGGGAATACGTCGGTGAACTGCCCGAGGAAGACGAACTCCGCGCCCGCTCGCTGAAGTACGCCGAGTGGACGTGCCCGGCCGGCGGCCTGGTGCCGCTGATGTTCGTCGACGTGCAGCACGACCGCCTGGCCGTCACCGTGTGGGTGGTCGGCCGTGGCGAAGAGATGTGGCTGGCCTACTGGGGCGAGCTGCACGGCCGCACCATCGTCGAGAACTCCGGCGCCTGGGTCGAGCTCGAGCAGCTGCTGGCCCGCACCGTGCGCCACGTCAGCGGCGTGGCCCTGCCCATCGTCGCCGTGGGCATCGACAGCGGCGACGGCCAGACCAGCGACGCCGTGTACGCCTTCGTGCGTCGGCACAACCGCCGCAACCGCCCCGTGCTGGCCACCAAGGGCGCCAGCGACCGCATCGGCCGCGTCGAGATCTGGACCAAGCCCAAGCCCATCGACCCCAACCGCCGCGCCACCAAGGCCGCCAAGTGGGGCGTGCACGTGCACATCATCGGCCAGGCCAAGGCCAAGGACCTCATCCTGGGCTGGGCCCAGGAAGGCGGCCGCGTGCGCCTCGAGGGCACCGGCCCGGGCCGCATGCACTGGTACGAAGGCGTGCGCGACGACTGGTTCGAGCAGCTGCTGGGCGAGATGAAGATCCCCAGCCCCAGCAACCCCCGCATCCGCCAGTGGACCGTGCGCACCGACCGGCGCAACGAAGCGCTGGACTGCACCGTCGGCTGCGTGTGGCTGTGCCGCCACCTGCAGCTGCACCTGCGCAAGCCCACCCAGTGGGCCGCCTGGGAATCCCGGCTGCTGCAGGCCTCGCTGCTGGACGAAGCGCCCGAGGGCGACGACGACGAAGGCGACGACCTGGTCGAGCCTGCCACCATGCCCACGCCGGCAGCCGAGCCGGCAGCCCCTGCCGATGCCGCCCCGCCGCCCGCAGCCGCCGCTGAGCCGGCCGCCGTCACGGCGCTGCCTGCCGCCCCCAAGAAGCCGCAGCCCGTCAGCTACCTGGCCCGCATCAACAAGCTGCGCCAGGCGCGCCGCTGAACCGCCGCATGGACGTCCTCACCATCATCCTGCGCACCGTGCGCGCCTCCATCGAAGGCTCGGGAGCGCCACCCGACGCCCTGCAAGACGCCATCGACGAAGCCGAGAGCAAGCTGCGCCGCACCTTGGGCGGATCGCAACACCACATCAGCCGCATCCCCAGCACCAAGGCCCGCATCGTCGAACTGGCCGAGCAGGGCCTTACCCCGCAGCAGATCCGCGACCGGCTCGGCGTCACCGACCGGTACGTGCGCAAGGTCATCAGCCTGATGCGGTAGGCCAGCGCCCGGAACAAATGGGCCGCGCGAGTTCCGCGGTGGGCGGCAACCTTGAGGCATCGCTCCAGCCTGCCGCACCGCCCACCAATCACCGGAGTTTCGGCCATGCCCATCAAGACCGGCGCCAGCGTGCGCCTGATCCAGCCCGAACTGCGCGGCGAAGTCATCGAGCGCCGCATCAACCCTCAGACCGACGAGCTCGAGGTGCTGGTCGAATGGCAGGAGAACGGCTCACCCGCGCGTAGCTGGGTCGACGCCGAGGTCGTCGAAGAGGTGGCCGCATGAGCCCGCGCCAGGCCCTCATCAACGCCGTGCGCGGCATGCTGGCCAAGCCAACGGCGGGTGTCGAGCGCGCGGCGGCTGGCGTGCGCTCCGATGCGGTCTACGTGCACGGCGCCCAGCGCGTCGAGCAGGCCCTGGCGTCGGGCGTGTACCTGGCCGACTACTGGCTGCCGCCTGCGCACCGCGTCGACGAGGTCAACGACCTGCGCGCGCGCCTGGCCCAGATCACCGCCACCTCCATGCTGCGGCGGCTGCACGGTGACGAGGCCGACGCCATCCGCGTGCGCCTCGCTCAGATCCCGCGCGAGCTGGCGTGGACCGACACCATCCGCAACCTCGTCACCACCGAAGGCAAGAACGCTGGCCTGACGCACTACCTCAAGGGCAGCGCCTACACCGCGTCGCAGGCCTTGGGCCTGATCGAGGACACCGGATACAGCGCCGTGGCCGCCGGCAACACCGCGGCCAGCATCACCGCCGTGGGCGGTGGCAGCCCTGCCAATGGCTGGAACGAGGCCCCTGTGGGCACCGTCGCCGCCCGCGGCACGCCCAGCTTCGGCACGGCCAGCGGCGGGCAGCTGGCCACCTCGGCGGCAGTGTCCTTCTCCACGCTGGCCACCGACACCATCAAGGGCGCATTCCTGTTGTGCCGCAGCACTGCCGGCACGGCGCCGACCACCACGGTGGGCAACACGTCTGGCGCGCTGTACTCGGCCGGCACCTTCTCGGGTGGCGACCAGGGCGTCACCGCCAGCGGCACGCTGAACGTCACCTACACCGCGTCACTCTGAGGCATTCGCATGATTCGCACCCTCATCACCCTCATCGTCGCAGTCCTGCTGTCGCCCGCCTGGGCGCAGAGCCTGACCAGCGCGCAGCTCACCACGCTGCGCAACGCCATCACTGCCAACCCGACGTGGTCGGCCGTGCCCAATGACCCGGACGGCCACCTGGCGCTGGCCCAGACCCTGAACGCGCCGGCCTCGCCGACGTTCTCGGTGTGGCGCACCGACTGCCGGGTCGAGGACATCTACAACGCAGTCAACTGGGCCGCCTACACGCCGGTGGACGCCGTGCTTGGCAGCGACTCCGGCGACACGTTGCACCGCAAAAACGGCTGGCTGCTGTCCATCCAGGTCAAGCAGATGAATTTGCAGATCATGACCCAGGGCAGGGCCACGCTGAACACAGCATTCGTCAACGTGCGCGCCGGCCTGCGCGACGCAGTCATCCAGGTGCCCGCCGGCACCGGCGGCGCCAACGTCTCCCCTGGCGGCGCGAGCGGCGTCAACGTGCTGGCGGCCTGCGTGCGCAACGCTACCGAGGCCGAGAAGGTGCTGGCAACGGCATCGCAGGGCAGCGACACCACCGGCTCGACGACGGCGCGCGTGATGGGTTGGGAGGGCTCGCTCTCGGCCGACCAAGTGCGCCTGGCCCGCATCCAGTGAGGTAGCCATGTCTCTGGCCGCCTACCGCGCGAGCAGCGCCTACACCATCACGCTGGCCTCGCTGGCCACGTCGTCCACGCTGACCGTCGGGCGCTGCAGCACCAGCAAGTCCAACGGCACCGACAAGGACGAGATCCTGGCTGCCGGCGGCCAGATCACGGTTAGCTCCACCACCACGGCCGGCTTGATCGAGGTG